GAATAAGATTCCCAGTATGGCACTGCCACCCCCGATACCTTTCACAAGATACCGTTTTAGGCAGGCCCGCCTCAGACAAGTGAATAATTGTCCGAGGACTTTGGTCATGTTAAGGTTTTGATATGTGCCCAATTCACTATAACTCAACACTTACCTACCGCCCTGTCCAGGGACCCTGGACGGAGTGATAGAGTGAGACGCCCCATTGGGTTGTAAGAATTGATAAGTGATGCCAATATTTGCATCTCTTTTAAGGCGATACTTGGCCTTTTCCCGGTCAGCGTTACTCGGATACTAGGGGTGTCTCCCTCTTTGGAATTAGCGAGAATCGTCGGATTATATAGACGACTCTCACTCCCAAAGAGTTTGGCAGTGTTCCTAACTATCGTAATACGAGTCGGATTACCAAGACATCGTCCTGGTCATCAAGACATCGTCTTGATAAGATCCTTAAGAGATTGCGCCATTGCTGGCGTAATCACTTCTGTACCTCTCACGTGTTCTTACGAACACAGCAAGAGCTACAGGAAGCTCCTCGTATTGCGGCTAATTAGGAACCCAACCATTCGTCTGGTCAGCCAGCCCCCCACAAATTGCCCTGATCTGTGACATGTACCTGTTACAGTATCTAGACAATTTGTTGACATTAACTGCTAGAACAACATTCATCCCCTCTTGCACGATGTGCTTAAGAGAATTTGGAACAGGTGTACACCTGTGAATACTGTCTAGCCCTAACACGCGGTTGGTGAGATTACCTATCTCACGATAGGACAATATCATCAATCGCTATTAGGATGTTAATGAGACCCGGGATGGTCGCATGGCGACACGTGTAAAACCACGTTGGTAAAGAGCTTTAAGATTCATAGATATGAAATGAACCTTAGAGATGTTTAACGCAAAGCCCCTCACGGGGATTCCCGTTATCTCTACCCCTCCTTGAAACCATCGTTTTGTGAACTGATAAGTATCCTTGGAAGTTTGAGATTTCATTTCTGAAGTCTCAACGCCTAGGCGTTTTATGAGATTTGTATACTCATGGGCAACATCAGTGTGGTGAATCACAATGTCATCGCCTAATGGGTATATGTCTTTGAGCCAAGACTGGGTGTCAATCCAGCCTTACTCATTGCCACATACACATTAGATGGTGACAGAGTGAAAAGTACTCCATGAATAGTACCGGCCCATCGGCTGACTTGCATTATATACATGCATTCCAGCAAATGGACTGATACTTTCATAGGCGTACCCCACAAGGATATCGGTCCATGAGTCGACAAACTCACTTAACGTCAAAGCCTTTACAGGCACCGCTTGTATCGACAATGGATATCTATCAGTCACGGACGATAATTCCGAGGAATGATAAAGATGTCCGTCTCCTTTATCTGTGATAAAAGGAGCCTGAGTAAAAGTCATATAAGAAACTTAAGCTCAGGATCATTTTCATAGGATATTGTCCCAATATCAGATGGAAATGATTTCCTTATATCATTTATAAGGGAGACTAACTCAGCACCACCTACCACTTTAAGTGACTCGATGAGCCAATCGGATAGTAGGACGCAGATTTCCACGTGGTCCACGTGGCGAGCCCGTGAGGGCCGGCCTTCGTGACAGATGGCAGGTTTGCTTACTCCAGGTACCAGAATAACTACGAATGTTATAAAAGCGATGAAATCTGGTATATAAGATTCCATTTCTTCTATAACCTCCGATTCAACCGTTGAAGGATTCGTAATCGTCTCAAAAGATGGAGGACCAATTGCTCAAGGATCTCTGCGATATATTGCAGAGGTCTAAGAGCCGTTGGTCAGCCAGCTTTACTGAGACCGATTATCTTTCCCGACAACCCAAAAAGGTTGTCCACACATGTATCGGGTGACCAATAGTCGGACAAATATGAGTCTGGCTATTGATACAACCGGTGCATGGTTAGTGATAAGACGTAAGACATACTTGACAAAGTATGCCCTACTTCTAGTGAGTAAGGGACCATATCAAACCACCTATAACATGTCCAGCAATTTATTTGGAACAAATAAATTACTGGATATAGGAATTCACAAATGGTTTTGTGGGTTTCATCGAGTAAGGGGAGATGACCCGAATATTTGCGTAGAACAGTTCCCTTTCGGGGTTCGATACCAGCGCAGGATTACACAGTCGTGCACCATGGCTTCCGCCTTCGGGCGGGCGGCATACAGGATCTAGTCGATC